ATTTTCATATGCTCTGCCCAAGCATTCATTACATAAGAATCATTTACTGATACACAATAAACTTCATCTATACCTAATAATTTTATTTGAGCATATTCTTCTTCAAATCCTGGTAATTGTTGTGAAGAACAAGTAGGTGTAAATGCACCTGGTAAGCTAAATAATACAACTCGTTTACCTTTAAAAAAGTCGTCTGTTGTTTTATTAAGCCATTGTCCTCCGATAGCGCAACCACCATCTGTTTCAACTTCGTCACCAACTCTTACTCTGAAAGTAACCTTTGGTATTTTTAAATCTCTTTTCATTTTTTCCTTTGTGTACGTTGCCATTTCTCATAACCAGCAGCCCATTGTTTTGCTGTTTGCGATTTAGGTATTGACTTGTCTATAAGATAATCTCTATATTGCGTTAGTCTGTCTATAAGATATGTAATAAATCTAATCATTTTATCCAATATACTACATTGATTCTAAATTGTCAATGCTGGAATAGTCAACATAAAACAAATTCTCTTGACCCTCCCATTCTCTAACGTGCATATTAACATTGTCTTTTAAATTTAAATCTCTATTTACCTTGTAAAATGTAGTGTTAGGATACTTTTTCATAAGACTCAACCATTGGTTGACCCAATTATCGTGTGGTGTAGGACCATTCTCTGGTGCCAAATAATGTTTTGAACCTTTGTAAACATTATTGATTCGACTTGTTGTAGATTGTAAATCGTGGCCAATTAGAAATACCTCTGTTGCCTTATAATATTCACAAGCAACATAACCACTTGACGGACCTGCAGCCCAACCTAAATCTTTTGGTATCATTATATCACCTAAATTGTGAGACTTATCATTTTTAGGGTGTATCCAGGTCAAATGAATTTTACCTGTACTAATTTTTTTTTCAATAACTTCTTTATTCTTTTTTATTATATGTGCTAGGCCTTCTAATTTAGAACCGTGAAATACAAACTCTTCACTAGAACCTCTTTCGTTTTCTGAAAATACACCTTTTGTATTTCTTACTAACTCTAAATCCATTTTAGTAATTGCACCCTCTACCATCATCTTATAATGAAAGGCAGGTACTTTTGTCCAATCTCTAAAGAAACAAGGTATTTTATATGCAACACCTTTGTGATAAACTTCGTGCATTATACCGTGGTCAACACCTGTTAATGCGTCTGGCATAAAGTCTCTGTATATTGCATTACAACCCATAATGGTGCCTAATGGTCTTAATCTTTCTAAATCAAAACCTAATCTTGACTCACCATTACCAATACAAAATACTCTAGCCATAATAATATCCTACAATACCACTTAAAAATATAAAAGCTGCAACTGCATTTAAAGTTATTAAGGCTCTATCGTGCCATAACATACCAACAATAAACCAACCACATACACCTACTAAATGAAAGAATAGATTATATGGTACAATTGGTATAGATGTTAGTACCATACCCATTAAAATAACAATACTAGAAAACCATTTTATGTACCAAGAGAGGTCGCCTTTAGGTGTAATCTTTTTTATTTCTAATTTCCAATCACTCATCTTCAATTTACAAATACTTCCTTCATAATTAATTTTGCTTCTGTTATATTAAAGTTTAAAAATGGCTTTAATCTGGTAATCGTATGTGAGATTTTAGGCCATACAACTTTTTCATTAATATCTTTGTCCCAATTTTTGAAAAACGCAAGATGTTTATCCAAATAGATGGTGGTTTCGTGTTTAATTTTCCCTTGAATAAGTAATCGTAAGACTCTAGGATGCTGTCCATTAGATACGCTGAAACCATCATCAAAAGAAATACGCTTACGCATAAAGTCATCATTAATCCGTACGCAATCGTCCCGAAAATGATATCTAAAAGATTCTTTATACTTTTTATATCGGGTATAATTGTCAGTACCTTCATTGTCTAGTAAGTTTCCTATCCACTTGTCCCCATTAATAACAAAATTGGCAACAAAATAATCCAATATGTCTCGTTCATTAAAACGCTTGGATAGTTTATGAAAAAAATATCTATCTTTTCTTTTAGTAAATGTGTCCAATGTTGCATTTGTTTTTCCACCATATTTTACGTAATCGTATGTGTCGGTTGTAAAGTGTAGTTTAACACCAAGATACACTTTATATACATCAAATCCACCATACATTAGTGTTTATCTCTAGTCTCATCATAACCAAAGTCCATAACAATACTTATAATAGTGAAAACTACACCTAATAGTATTATTCCCCATAGGCCTTTATCCCATTCAACAAATAATATGTGATATAACATTTCTAAGCCATTCATACAGGTAAAGTACCACCTTTCTTAATCTTCAATAGATTGGCGTCTAAAGCTTCTGCTTTAATTTTCTCTTTTAATGATTTTGAAATTAGTCTTGTTGTGGTTTCTACTTCTATATTGTTTGACTCGCAATAATGAATAATGGCGTCAATATAGGTAATTGGTTTTTTTTCTTTGACAATATCGTTTATTTTAATTGTAAATTCTTTGCTATTCATAGTATATAATATATCACTTATTTAATTAAATGTAAAGCGTGGTGTTTCTGTTGCCAAGTACACCACAAAACTCCGTCACCTAAAAATTAGGCAGCAATAGCAAAATTTGAATTGCCATTTAAAATTGCGTTTGAGTTCGCCAACTATTACTCTCTTATAGACTCTTCAATATCTGTCGAACCTACCACACCCCCCATAAGCACACATACTGATTTATAAATGTGTTTATGGTGGAGGTGGTGGGAGTTGCACCCACGTCCAGCCTACCTATCTTGTCTATCGTCAACAAGTAATTCTTTTTAACTCTCTATACCGGGTGTATCTTTTAAGTCGAATGAGTGAGAGATTATACAACTCTCCATTCCTGACGGCTCTGTCAATACAATCAAGTGTTGGTCTTTGTCATTAGCAAAAGTGGTTACGTAGTAAGCTATTTCACCATCCTCTGAAGCACCAACCCTTGCAACTGAAAATGTCTCTGGTACAAAGTGGTATTTTTGTACATACGTGTTTACATCAACTGAATATCCACATTGTGCTGGTAATGCCATATTACCTAATGGAGAATTATATTCAGGAGCAAAGTCGTGCTCTGCCTGAGCTGTAAACGCAAATATGCTTATGATAAAAGTTAATATTAATTTGTGCATTAATGCCTCCGTTAAAACTTAATTAAGGGGCCACTTGATTATGTATTTAGCTTTGTTTTATTAAGTTCTTCATAATATTTATAAAAATCCTTAATACATTGTTCTAATTGCGTCAAATATTCTGACTTTTGTTTAACAAAACTATGACAACTACCATCTTCACCGGCTTGTAGAATTACAACTTGCTCTATGGGAGTTCCGAATAGCTCTTCATACATTATTGCATAAGCAGTACATTGTAAATAATAATTTAGATTCCAACTATCAATACGTTCTTTGTTTGCTGTTTTGAAATCTATTACAGATAATTTACCGTTATACTCTGCAATACAATCAACTTGACCTGCAAGTGTTAATTTATGCGAGTACATTATTCTTTCTAAACAATGTATATTTTCGATTTGGTCAAGATACGGTTTCAATAGTCTAAACATTCCTATAGGAAGAACATCACGTATAGTTGATGGTTCACCTTTTAAATATTGTTCAACAAGAGTATGTGTTGCTTTACCTCTTCGAGCCGCTCTCGCCATTTCCCATTTAGCGGCTTCTTCTCCAACATTTTTACGCCATCTTTCTAGGCCTTCTTTTTTTTGAATACCTAAAACGCTGGTTACAGACGGATAATGTTTATCGTCAATGTTGTAAAATCTAAATCCATTCTGATTCATTCCCTTTGTTTTTGGGAATTTGTTTTCATCTAATTGTATGAAATTTGCCATTATAATACTTCCAATCTATGTTTCATTCTCTCTATTATATACATCACAACCATAAATGTCAAGCCTAATTTGACCTGTATAACGTTAAATGGTCGTTAATTAATTCGGGACTATCTCTTAACTCGTCCCGCTTAGTCTTTCAATTAGGGTCGTAAGACTCATAACAAGTCTTATTACTCTCATTCTTGAAAGCTCTCAATATCTGTTTACGGTTTTCACCATCATCACGATAAGAGCAATGTACCCACCCCGAATTAGGTTCATCTAAATTGTGGAATTCCAATATCATTTGGTCAAAATCGCAATTCTCTGAAATCCACTTTACTAATTCAGCGTTGCTTAATCCAAACACCTCGAAGTCGGCCGCCTGCCCTTTGGCGTGCTGTGAATTTTTGCTCGAGCCTATGGCCTCGCAAAGGTCTGGACTACGATACCCACTAGATACGGATACTACCTTACCATAATGGTCTCTAACTTTTTGTAAGACATTTTCACATAATGCTTTTAAAGCATTCATATGGTCTTCACTAGGATTATTATTAATCCCCTTACGGATAGCTGTCTGTGAAGCTGTCATTTCTTTTAAACTAAAATTGTTTGATAATTTCATTTTAATCCCTTGTAATTTTTAATAGTTTTTCTATTTGTGCTTTTATAATTGGCGTTCTATTAGGCCAATGTATATAAGGTTCATCACTCTTCATCAAGTTGTATAGAAATGGTAAAATTAATTTTTCTACATCTTTAAATCTATTTACCACGTCTTGGTCATTTACTTCTTTTGTAATTGTTTCTTTCTCGGCAACAACTTGCATTATTTCATTCATCATTGACTTGATAGATGAAACATCTGATTTAACCTTTGATAATTCTAAATTCTGATTGTCAATTGCTTTAGGGTCGATTGTTTCCTGTGTAGGCATATTGCTAACAGGTGTCATACCCCAATCATCATCAATATCAAAACCACGCATATAATCTGGTATATCTTTTGCCATTATTTTTTACCTTGTTTCCTTCTACGGTGTTTTGCTATGACTTGTTGCGTCTTAACATCTTTTATGGACTTTTTGCCATATCTATCTGCAAGTGGTGAAGTTGGATGTGCTTCTGCTATTCTTGACATATTTTCTTTCCAACCTTGGTCACTTCTATAACTACGACCACTTACACCTGCAACTATATTTATCTTATTAATAAGTTGTTTAATGTGTGGATTTTGTTCTAAATATGTCTCTTTATCTGCCATAGACATAAAGTCTTCAAAGACTTTACCTGTCTTTGTATTTTCAAAAGTATATGTCGGCATTAGCCTTGACTCTTTAATGGGTCTTTATAATCAAAATACTTTGTCAACATCTGTAATTGGTCATCATACGTTGCTATAATAGCTAATTCTTTTTCTATTGTCTCTAACGTATCAGGATGTTCTGCTACACCTACTGGCTTCTGCATTAACACCTCAACATTAGCTTTATGTTTAGCAATGTGACCTTCAGCGTGTTTTTTTATCGCTTCAATTATTTCTTGTCTCATTTTTTCTCCTTCAATATCCTACCATAATTAGGCCACCCAAATTTGTCAGGTGACTCACCTACATAACGCCATCTTATAACGCCTGTGTTAGGATTTCTTTCGTAAATTTTAGGCCTCTGTTTAGAGGTATTGTTCGTCTGTTTCGTTGCCATATAATTTACCTTCTTTGTACCATTCTGGTACTTTTGCTGGACTTTTCCAAGTAGCAAATCTTTTTTTCTCTAGTATATAGTAGTTTCTATAACTGCCAACTGCGTCACCATCAACTTTACAATATTCAGGCATTGCTGGTTGTGGGTCAGTAGCAATCTTATTTATTTTTGCATTTTTAGGTGGATGTTTTAGTAAATCACCTAGTTTTGTAATTGTAATGTGGTCTTTTGTATGATTATACCTTTGTTTATATTCTTCATTTAAAGCCATCATATGTTTGTATAACCACAAATAGTTGTAAGCACTTTCAAATAACCATATTGTACTAGGATGTTTTACCCAACCTGCTTTGTATAGAATAGCGTCAACGTTTTTATTAGGGTGTTTCCATCTTTTAATTCTACGACCATTGGCAGTTTTATCATACCATTCTGAACCATCTTGTACTCTATGACAAGTAGATAATAATTGTGCTGATTCTAAAATCATTTTGACTACGTGTTTATCACAACTCATTTGAGCTGCAACTATCGGGTCTTTATGCAAATAAAATATATTCATTAGTGTATTGCCTTTCTAAAATAATCCATCTTATCATACTTCTCACACAACGCCTTAAAGGTATTGTACCAAAAGTTTTTACCCCAATCGTTAGTTGCTTTCTTACATCTATCTTCAGCGCTTTTGATACGCCTCATCTGTAAGTCTGGATGGATTAGTTTATTAATATCATCTGTCATAATCATTTGTTTCATTATACCTCATTATATAGTTTTTGTCAAGCGTCAATTACCTGCATTGGCACCGTTGGTGATAATGGTTCGCAATAGTGAAAATTTAGGGTCATTCCAGTCTAGCTTTTTTTCACATTGTAAATCTGAAACACAGGTTGTTTTCATACAACCCATTAACAGACTACTTATTGCTAGTAGGATTAATATTCGGGTCATTCCACTCCATTATCTGGTCTAGTTTGATTCGTATTGCGTCAGGATCCAGACCAAGTTCCTGCAATTCTTTAGTTCCCATAGTTCTAAAAAAATCTTCATAGTCTCTATTCTTTAAATCTCTCTTACCTAGTTTACCAAAAAAGTCTTTATAAACTTTTTGCTTATCTCGGTAGTCTTTCGCTCTAGCTTTTGCGTTAGTAGCCTCTTTTTGCCAATCTTTTTGGCGTTTGGTACTTTTCGCTTCTTCGTCTTTAATCTTTTGTTTTTCTGCTCTTGCATTTTTCCAAGTCCTTAATGATATGTTAGCCGCTATCAATAACAATACTGCTAATGGGTCAAATACAAATATTAAAACCATAATGGCATATCTTACTGCCTCATCAAAGTGGTCTTTTGCGTTCTCACCATAAATTAATTCTGCAATATATTTTAACGGACCAACCTCTGCCTCTATCTTTTGTTGGTCTAATTCTATTGTACTCTTTTGTTTATATAATTCTGATATATTAAATGTAGATTTTTGTATCTCTTCTTTTAATATTTTTCTCTCTTCTTCTTGTTTACGTCTCTCTTTTAAACCTCTTGTAGCATAATCGTTATCTAAATAAACTTCTATTGATTTATCTAATTGTAATAGAGTTTTTTCTGCTCGTTCTATATTACGTTCTTCTTGTTGTATTTGTTTATCAATTAAACTAGTTTGTATTGTAAAGTTTGCTTGTGGTTGTACACTATCAAGGTGCGCTTTTGATAAGAAACCAAATATACCCATAGAAGTTATAAAAATTAAAACTATAACTGCTGTTGTTAGATATGCCTTAATGGTTTTTGGTACTAATGCATTTCGCCAATTGTTATATAACCAACTGGCGGCTACCAACTTACCAACTTCTAATGCACTTCCCATAGCAATAATAGGTACATATGCACCAGCAAATATTGTTGCTAAACCTATAATAGAATAACCAGCGGCTATTATAGATATAGAAATCGCACTAAAAAATGTTAATAGTATTGTAAACATAGTGATGGTATTTATCTATTTTTCTGAAACTACTTTTTCAATCTTATTCATCATATTAATAACTCGTAAGGCGTAGTCTTCGGTTGTTGAAAATGCTTTTAAAGTTTTAATTAATTTAGTTGAATCTAACTTTTCATTTTTTGCCCACATTTTGGCTCTCATTGTTCTAAAGTCTTCGTATGCTGGGTGTTCATTTAATAATCTAATATATTCTTTTACAGAATCACATTTAGTATCAAACACTCTTACACCCCAACCTGGCCATTTATCTATACCTTGTGGTAATAAATGTTTTGCCGTTGATTTAAATACTCTGATACCAAATAAATTGTTTGCCTCTTTTGCAAACCTAGATTTACCCCAACCAGATTCTAATACTGCTTGACCTACTAACATTTCAATAGGTACTCTTCTATCAACTGGTGTTGTGAAATTTAAATAATCAACACAATAACCTAATTCTACAATAAACTCTTTATTGGTTTTGTACTTCATTTCTTTAGATACTAAACCAAGGTTTTGTGCCCAAATAGTATGTTCTTGTCTTAATTGTTCATTCGCCCATTTCTTTGCTATAGGATTAGGGTAAAATGTACCAGCGCCATAAACTATTGATAAAATAAGTACAGACCAAAATAATCTTTTAGCCCATACCCAATAAATGTTTGTTTGTTTTTCTTGTATCACTTTTTTTTTCATAATCTACTTTTTAATTGCTATGTATTCGAAACCAGTAATATCATAAGGTTCTTGTTCACCATACTCTGACCAACTACCAACCTTAATATTCGTCATACGTTTTTGTACAAACATAAGATTAGGATTATTATCCATAATCTTACTCATCTTTTTAAATATTTTTTCTGATTGTTTTTCTGTAAAATTGTTTGCAACATCTGTAGCCCAATTACCAGTATAATAGGTAATCTTCTTTTCTTTGTTGTTCTCAAACTTTTCTAAGCTGATTGGCACATTATTGATTATGTGCTTAAGATGGTGGTCTAGTTCTTTTGTCTTTCTCATTATATAGTCCTCTCACTTTGTTAGATTTATAAACCTAGACCAAGGGTCTTGGCCTTCTTTTCAAACGACCAGAATAACTTGTTATGGTTTCCTGTGTCGCCCAAATTCTGCATTTGATATAGATGTACCATTTCGTGGCACAACGTATCAAGAAAGTATTGAAAGCTTGGATACTTTGGTAACATTTCAAGATGGTATCTTCTAGTACCTTTTCTCTTCCACTCCAATATGTTGACCTGACCGACACATTTTTGTCTAGCCAAGTTTTTAATTTCAACTTCGTTGAACGGTGATAGTTTGCCACCGAACATTCCCTCATTAATGTATTTAAAATATTGTTTGATTGCTTTGTAGGTAGTTTTATATTGTCTTTCGCCAGAGGCATTTACACCTCTCTTGATAAGTTTTTTGACTTTAAGTTTTTTACTAGTAAGTTTTGGCATTCGTTAGTCTTTACATTCATAGGAGCCGCCTTCTAGTAATTTACATTTATATGCCTTATCAGCATTTTGCCTGATTTCAGAAGCTATACTTTCTAAAATATTTGGTAGATGTTTTTGTAATACAAAAGTCATTTCAGTAGCGAAATTGTATGTTAACTTTTGCAACTCTGCTTCTAGTACAGAGGTATCTACATTACCACCGTTTACTTTAGTTTGTATTATATGACCTATAACAGCTGTGTTATAATCATTTGCTTCTGCTCTTGTAGCGTTAAATATGGAATATGACCATATGTAAATCACAAAAAACAGAAATATCGCCTTTTTCATAATGTAATCTCCTATATTATATTTATAGGTATACTATACACCACCAGGTGCGTCTTGTCAAGCACTTTATTGATTAAAAAAGCAACTATTTTCAACGTTTTTTGTGAAATGTGTTCTATTTTTGTTCTGGTTTTTGATAATTTTCGTTCCAACCAAACGCTTCTCTAACAACCGAATCACTTAATCCTTTGTATACCTTATTCAACTTCTTATCTTTCATATCAAGTAATACCTGTGCCTCTTGTTTTGAAAGGCCTTCTAGTATTTGAATATACATTGTTTCTTTTTGAGTTTTAGTAATTGTGTTATCAGCGCCTTCAACAAAATGCCATAGTCTTTGAGCTTCGTTTCTCAATAGAGTATGTTCAGTTCCTACAGGTGCTTCGTTAGCCATATATGGTGGTGTACCGTTTGGTAGTGACCATTTTATATTAGGGTCGAAAGAACCTTTTAAAACCATTCTCAAAGAAGGCGAATCGTATTGTTGTAATACTGCTATCTTCTTTGTTTTGTCTTTTGCGTTATTTACTTTAGTTAGAATTTCTGAAATTAGCAATTCACCTGTACCTACATTACCAGTATCCATATTTGCTTTAGGCATAATACCTAATCTTTGTTGGTGTTGCGATTCCATTATCTGTTTATCATTTTCTGCCATAATTTTCTCCAATTCGTATTACTATTTATACTTCTTTAAATACTTCTTTTTGTACCATTTATAGAACGCCTTATCTGTAAAGATTTCTGCAATTTCAGAAGCTGGTACTTGGTCACTTCTAATACAATCTGCCAATGATTGATACTCATAAGTATCTACTTTTCTGGTCATTGGTTTTGTTTTTACTGATTCTGCTATTGTCATAACTAATCTGTTATTTTTTTCCAAGTCGTGTGAAGAAAGTAAAACCATATTCCATTTATTGATGGTTCTATTAATGCAACTGCGCCTGCTTCCCATATACTAGCGCCTGTCATTACAGATACCACGGTCATTGCTATTATTATATGACCTAAAGTATATATAACGGCCAATGCAACAGATGACCCTTTAATTAAGGTCTTTAATGCATTGTATATTCCTTGGTCAAATTCACTCATTTATAACTCGCATATACCACAAAGACTAAACACATCACAAAACAAATTGCAAGTGTATGATTACCTAGATTCCATAAACTAGTACCAACGGTACCTGGATTTTTTGGGTCAATCATTGCTTCTTTTGTTGTCAACTTCTTCTTTTCTAATTTTGAACCTTGTATGATATCATTACCATATTGGTCTTCGGTCTCAAATAATTGTGGTTGTTCGCTCATAAGTATCTACTCTCATACCACCAGAAGGCTCTGGAAATTGGTGTGCCGTATTACAAGCACCTAGTGAAATACTAATTAGTAAAATTAAAATTACTTTGTTCACAAATCACTTCCTGTTGGTAAATCTGTTCTAAAACACCATAACTCAAATATATCTATTGCAAATATATAACCTAGGTAAAAAGAACCTAGTAATAGACCTGCAAAAATTAATCCTAATACAAATAACTCTTTTAAATAAAAACGTAATAGATATTTCATTATAATTTTCTTACTATATGTTTTCTTAATTCTTTTACAAAAAACTCTATCTTATCTATACTAGCAATTAAGTTAGGGTCTGTAATATATTTTTCTTGATTCTTTAATTTATCATATTCTCTTAATGAAATTTGCACCATTGGTGATAGGTCTCTTTTGCCTTCATTTTCCATTGTGGCGTCTAAGCCTCTTTGTTTCTCATCACTATCTGTCATAAAAACCTTTTTTTAACCGTTTAGTAAAAACAGGGGCCACTAGGGCCCCTGCTCTGTCGTTTAATTATGCCGAGTAAGCGACTTGCTTACCGAATACAGCGTTGATACCAGCAGCTATAATAGCTTTTGATGGTGTTCCAACTCTGTAAGAAACGCCTTTTGAAGACCTATTTTCATAAATCATCATACCTTCGTTTCTTAATTTACCAACCATTGCAGCTGGTGATTTAAGGTCGTATGTGTTTCTCATTTGCTTCCAAGAAACATCTGAACCTTTTGCAAAAAGATTTCTCAATTTTGCTGTTTTTGATAGTTTAGCTTTTGCCATAACTTTATCTCCTTCTAGGGTTTTTAAAAAATTAAACATATGTCTAATCCTCTCACTTTCTGCATATTAAAGTTTGCCAACTATTAGTCATCTAGGTCAAAGTCGGGTTCAAATAAGTCTCCGCCTTCTCGTAGATAGTCTAATTCTTTTTTAATGTCTTTTGATAAACCAGTTCTAGGTTTAGTAGGTTTATCTAAAAACATATCATAAGTAATCTTAGCTGTTCTAAAATTACCATCTTTATTAACTTTTAAGTCTACCATTTTTTCACTCAACAATTGTGCTGGATGAGCGAAATCAAAATCTCTAAAAACAAGTCCTCTAATTGCGTCAATCACGATTGCAAGGTCTTTGGTAAATGCTTTTTGTTGTGTTCTAACGCCATTATCTACAAATTTTTTTAATAGTTCAAAACCTATTTCATCAACTAAAGACTCAACAAAGTCTCTTGTTTGTTTCTTTTTAAGTTCTTCAGAAAACTTTGATTGTTGCTTCTCACCGACAGGTATTTTTCTTTTAATCTTATCTGTTGGAAACAATATAATATTTTCATCATTCACTAATTATTTCTCCCTTGAAATTTACTTTATTCTTATCGGCAAAGTGTTCTACTAACTGATTGTAACCACCAATTAATTTACCGTCAATCTTTATTTGTGGCATAGTTCTTACTGGTTTACCTATGTCTTCAATTAGTTTACTAGGGTCGCCACCAAAGTCTTTCTCTAGTGTCTTCTCTTCAAATTCTAGGTCAAGGCCTTTTAACAAGGCCTTGGCTTTTGTGCAATATACACAATTAGTTTTGCTGTAAATTGTTATTGTCATTAGAGTTCTCTAATACTTTCTTAAAAGCAATATCAGCATTTTCTTTAACATTATAAGCGTCAACGGCCTGTTCAATAGTGTAATTATACATCTTATTGTACTCGCCTAGTGGTAATCTCATACCAATCCACGCTCTATAATAACCATTCTTCGTTTTGGTCACGTCTTGTTGCCATATCTCATAACCTCTCACAGGTGTATTTTTGATAACGTTAACTAACGTTGACTCAACTTCGGTAACGGTTGTTTTACTATTTGTTTTACCTAATTCAGTTATAAACTGCTTAGATTGTTTGTTCATTTCACCTGCAACGATATCAGCGATTTCAGATTTAGCCTGCATTTTTGCTTTCTCTATTGCTAGTTGAAGGTCTGGTGAAACGGATGTTGCTACGCCAAATAGACATAACTTATCTTTACCCTTACCAATTAGGTCTGTATCACAAGCTTTTCTTTCAGAAAAGTCTGCCATATACCACTTCGGTACTTGGTTCATTGTCTTTCCGTTTTCAGATTTAATTTTGTATGTACCACCAGCACAGGCATTCAACATCAACGCAACTGCTATCGCACCTACAATTTTCACTTTGTTTTTCATCATTTTATTTACTCTCCTGTACATCATATACTAAACTTTGTAAAAAGTCAAGCGTGGTTTGAACGTATCCTAACGCCTGGTCACTTGATACATCATATATTATAATGAGGACAAGAGCTACTATAATAAGATTTCTTATCATATTACTTTACCTCCCATTTTCCGTTTGTTTTTAGACACATTGTACCATATGATTTAAAGGCGTGTCTAGGCCGAGAGTATTCTCGGCAATATTTGGGGTTATTAATATCGTGATAATAGAACATAGCAAACAAATCCCAATAACTAGGACCGTCAAACTTTTTTCTACCATCAGCACATTCCATAACCTCTTCTTTTATTATAGTATCACCTTTTTGTTTGATGATAACTTTAATAAAGCAGTATTGGCCGCCTGTATCTTCAGGATTCAGGGGCTGAATTTTTTGATGATACACAGAGGTATCATTATTAACTTGGTCGATTCGGTCTAATATCTCACCGACTTTAGATGTATTAACTTTGCTAACAGGATAAGTTTTACCACTTAAATCGCCATTCTCATTTCCACTTGCAACACCTGTTATTAATAAAAATACTATTAATATAAATGTCCAAGTCATATATCTTCTTTCATTATTAAATGGGTCAAACATATTTTTTTAACTCCTTGATACTCTGTTTTGTATTATAAATTTCTTCTTCAAGTTCTTTTGTTTTAATTTCACCAGAAATCTCAATCTCTTCTTCTTTATCTTTAATCTCTGATTCTAATTGTTCTATACGTTCTTCGTATCTATCACTATAACTCATTACGGTTTCCTAATCCATTGACCATCAGGCATTTGACAAGCAGTACCAAATACTACTTCTCTATTAACACCACCAACACCTACTAACGGCCAACTATTTGTAATATCAATAGTGTGGTCATATTCTTTACACTTCAATGGCCCCTGTGTGTATGATTTTGTTATATGAATTATTCCTGAATTACCAGTTTTAGAATTGTACCAGTTTGTATAACTTGAACCGTTACCACTTGTATTTAAATGGTCTACAAATACGGCGTTATGAACATCTTTGTCTGAATTATATAATAGTTCAGCACCTACAAAAGAACCTGCAATAGCACAACCGGCAATAGCATATGGGTCTGATACACCACCACTAACACATAATGCTGTGGTCGAAGCACCGGCTGAAACTGCACCAACGTGAGTTCTATTTACGGTACTACAATTTGTTAACGTCAACACCATTATAATCATAATGGTTGTCTTTATCAATACTCTTTTCATAATCATTTATATTCTCAAAAAATTCAATATCTACTTTACCTTTAGACACTAGTAAACAATCTGATTGTATATTCTCAATCTTATTTCTTAATGTCATATCAGACGGCGGAGTTTTTCTTAAATCATCCGCCATCATCTTGATAGAATCTATCTTATCACAAAATTGTTTAATATTATGCATTAGTCTAAATTCAAATTACTGAAAAAACCACTTAATTTATTTTTTGTACTAGCAAATTGAGACTTCATATCTGCCCAAGATTTTGCTTGATACTCTTTAGTTTTTTCCCACTCACTTTTAGCAAACTCTGATACTTTACCAGGTACTTCAACTATCGCCTCTTTAAATTCAGTAGGTGTAATTGATTCATCTGCTCTTGATTTATTAAGTTCTAAAGAAACTAATACAAATGCGAATATGACTACCATACCCCACGTTGCAACTTTCTCCCAAACTCTCTTTATCACTTTATCCACGATTTCCTCTATCTGTTGGTCGTTTATATAATTACTCACCTAAACCTCTATCAGCTTTCTTCTCTGCTAATTCAAGTTCAGATATTCTCATTTTTTCGGCATATGACATACCAAAAACTGATTTATAGAAGTAGTCAATTGGACTTGCACTTGACCAAGCTTCTAATAATTTTTCAAAGTTAATATCAAGACCAGAATAATACTCTGGTTTCTCTGCTCTTAACTTAATATGGTCTTTGAAAAATTGTATTCTATTATCAAACTTATCGTTCTCTTTGGCAAACGAGTCTTTCTTCTTTGATGACTTAATATCTTTCTGCTTTGCAACATCAAACTCTGCAAATAAAGTTTCTTTTGTATAATTAAACGACATAATTTAACCCTCCCAAGTTATTTGTATATACTATACAGGAAAACGTTGGAAATGTCAAGCCTCCATAAAATCGCATAAAGTCTTGCTTTTTGTACATATTTAAGCGCCTAGGATACACCAGGATTGACGAATCAACCATATTACGTACTACCGTACCCCCTCTGGAAATGGTAAATCGTATTGTACCTCAACTCCAGATTGTTCTAGTTTATGCTCTTCTTCAAGCCAAGTTTCAAAATCCTTGACTTCTTTTTCCTTGTAGGCAACCGTTTCGTCAATCAATTTGATTGCACCGGCCGTATCACCACTCACCAACTTTTGTTTAATTTTTTTTAAGTCGTCAACTAGATTTAATACTTCATTCATTAGACTTTCCTTCCAGCTGTTTTTAAATCTGATTTGTTCACCACCATATAAGGTCCTTTATTATATGCCGGTACTATTGTAAAGTTTTTTGACGCTTCTATCTTCCAACTATTATCAACCTTTGTACCATTACCACATATTTTGTTTGATAGTTTTGGTTGTGGTTGTAAATCTGATAAATCGGTTGTAGGATAATAACCGTCATTATTACTTATAACACTTGACTTAATAATATAACCATTATCATCAACATTGAGACCGAGAGACCTCATCCACTTGATATGCTTCTTTAAAGCAATAAGATATAATTCTTGTTTATTTAAGTTTCTTTTTGGCATTAGATTCATCTTCACTTGACATTAATAAAACTATATAATGAACAGCCTTTAATAGGTCTTTCCTATTACGACCATCTTTCTTACCAAACCTACACAAATATTTAATTGCATTTGCTTGACAAAAATCTTTATCTATACCTATATCTCTTAATAGGTCTTGAACCTGTGTGCCTTTTGACACTTGAGCATAGTGTTGACCATATGTAGATTTAATATAGTCAAATATCTCATTTATTATTTTGTTTTCATTGTATTTCATAATTATATTCCTAACGCTTTTATAACATCTTCCTCTGTATTTGGCAACCTTTTTCCTGATTGTATCCAATCTACCATCATTTCCATATTAAAGGCTTCATCTGCTTTGCCTTCTTTTTCTAATACTTTTTGAGCAATCTTAAAAAACTTCAAGATACCCATATCTTGACCCATTACATCTGGTTTACTTTGATATTTACCTGGTCTTTGATTTGACATAATTCACCTTTGTTTTAAAATCATTTAAATGATTCAAGTTAGCGTGGCTACCTTTATTATCTATTGCATAAGCCAATGTGGCTGTATGTTCTTTGATAGTCTTCGCATATAAATTTTTTGCTTCTTCGTAAGTCTTCAATATTGTTTTTGTGGTCTTATTCAAAGGACGCCACTCAACAATAGAATATTCTACTGCATTATCAATAATGTTTTGTTCCCAAGGATTAGGCTGTGTCATTGTTTGCCTTAATTGACTTCTCAATATCTTTATCGTATTTCTTATATCTTTTCATCATCTTGTTAATAATCTTTTTACAATCATTTGTTAGATATAACATATAACCTAAACCACCTAAAACAACTAGTGTAGCAATTAAACTAATATATAATTCCATTATTTCCACCATTCGTTTTCTTGATTGATTGCAACATCTATATCTGATTTTTCTTTTTCAGTATAGTTTTCTTTAATCTGATTAAGGTAACACCACCAAGTACCACCCTCACCTGAATAGGTCACAGCACCTGTATAACCTAGTGAAGTATCATATGACTTCGCATTTAAAGCTGTATCATTCTCAGCCGCTATATCATTTGGTTCTGTTGCAATACCTATATTGATTATTTCACCAACTCTCTCGTGGTTACCTAATATTTTATCGCCTACATTAATTATCATTTTTATATCCTCCTACTTGTTTGTTTAAATTTTTATAACTATATCTTTCTGTAAGTTCTGGTTTGAAATCGTGTTTAAAAAATTGTCTAGTATTATATAACTGACAATAATCATTGAATAATGAATTATCTAAACCAACTCCTGTCTCTGCACCAAAGACATCAAAATATGTATTATAATATTCTGAACCGTGTATCATATCTACACCACTATGACCAGTAGCATTACTAGCTGTTTCATTGTAGTGTTTATCACAATACTTTTTAATTTTGTTTTTAAATGTTTCTGAATTTAATCTCTTCAATTGAGATAAAGGTACGTTTCTAAAAATAGTATGATGAATCTTAAAATATTCGTGGTCTTCGGGGTCTTGATATTCTTGCCAGTAAGTAAGGCATAAAACACCCTCTCTTGTAATCATATTGTCAATAGTATTCATAATATCTTTTTTCAATTGTGTATCCATATAATTAGGCAGCTGACTTTGCGTCTTCTAAAGCGTAATATAAAACGTCATCAACATTCTCGTCATCAATGCCAACCAAATCTAGGTTGTCAACTTTAGAGATATCAATTTTAGCTTTCTCTTTAGTGATTTTACCATCTGTATAAGACTTGATGATATCGGTTACTTGTTCATCTGCAAGTTCAGTATAGTATGTTTTTACTTTAGCCATAGTGTTTTTCTCCTTTGTTATTAATTAGTATATCAAAAATTTGTAGAAGAGTCAAGAGATTTCTTTTCTTGGCGTCTTCAATTCTTTTTGTTAGTGTTTTTTTCTTTATCATATACACATAATATATCAGACCTGGCCTAGAAAGCAAGCACTTTTTTAACTTTTTTTAATTTTTTTTTTGAGACCAGGTAACGATTACCGAGCTATAGTGTTCTGGTTTTGTTCACTTCCAGTTGTCCAGCACCCATTTTTGTGTGGATTCGTGAGGATTTGGCTGTCCGTGAAACACGGCCACCAACGATTCGCTACACTTCTCGAAAGTCCAGTCTGATTTATGAAATCTGGGGTCGTCTCTTGTAAACCACTTATATGAAAAAGTCCATTCGTTAGGCATATATCTCATCCAGGGAAGGTGCTTAAGAAGTTCATAGGTCACATTTTGGTCTCCTTGAAACCGTCTCCATTTTGGTCTATCTTCGTAATACTTTTCCCATACAGCCGGTGTGGCATTCTTATTATTCCATTTCATAATAGAGGAGTTGATACCATCAAAACCTGTAAAGTCGTGTAATACACCAAAGGTCATATCATCACCAAAGGTGGCCATCTGGTCTATATTCTCTAATATAACCACATCTAAATCCATATACAGATTAACACCCTCTAAACCATTATCAGGATGAAATAACTGCATTTTATTCCACCACCCTTGTTCATCAAACAAAGGAAATTGTTTAAATTCTATATCACCTTTTACTCTTTTATGTAAAGAAGTATTATCTGTAAAACATATGAATTTATGGTCAACCGTTAAATTTCTCTTAACCATATTGTACAAGTTTTGTACATAGTTTGGTTTGTATTTGTTACCATAATAAACACAAACAAAGTTTATCATTTTATCTGTTCTTGAATCTGTTCTGGTTTTAAATGGTTATTAGGTTGTGTCATTAGTAATTTGTATGCTGTACCATCTGCAATCTCTGACAATTTAAATTGATTATCTACGACCATTTTTAACCATTCATTTATTGTCTTATGACCTGGTCTCATAGGTTTAGTAATCTTACCTATATGTTGGCCTGCAATAAAACTTACTATGTTTCTTTTATGTGATAATACTGGTGTCATATTTAAAATACCATCTATTGCTGATAATGACATATTGGTTACCATTGCTTGACAACCTTTTAAATCTTCTCTAATATCTGTATTCCACCATTCATTTCCTGGTCTAGGTTTTTGTCTAACTTTAATTGGCATTTCTTGAAACTCTGTATGAAGAGTTGCTTGTTTAATCTGGTCTGTTGCAACTTCAATCCATTTATTTACTGACATACCATTAACGTGCATTGTTACCGTTGGTGATGATGGTGCTAATAAGAAGTGTGTCATTTCACCTGTTTGCCAACCTTTAAATTGACAATCAATACCTTCACTTTCTAATTTAGATAATCTTGAGCCATCACCTACTGCACCTCTTATTGTATGTAAATTACCTTTACATATTCTAAAGTACATTCTATCCCAATCAACTTTAGGTTCTGGATATCTAGTGAAAGGCGCATTTAAATAACCAACATCTACATACCACCATTCTTTATCAAATCTGATACACTCTCTTATTTTATCTACATTTTTACCTGCTAAACCCCAAAAAAAATGTATTTCGTGGTCTGCGTCTTGCCAACCTTTTTTAATTGCTGGCCAAATCTTATGTGATAAGCATTTATCCCAAGCTATGTTATGTGTTATTATCATAAATCTACCTTTTTCATATTATTATATGTATCATACCATTCATCAGCATAATCACAATTTTTATATTCTTTAAAGTAAGGACCACCTAGTGTGAAGTGTACATTTTTTGCGTTCTCGTTATACTCATATTCACTTACTAACCAGTTCCATTCTAATGGTATCTTACCAATTGCCATATCATTTGGCAACCATTTAAATTGGTGAAGTTCTAAACCAGAGGCTGTATTCACATATTCAGGTGTTAATTTATTACACATTATATTATGAAACAACATCATACTAGACCAATTTTTCTTTTCAAACTTCTCGTTCTTTGCACCTCTAAATTTTAAATCTTGTTTAGGTTCGTAATCGTGTTGACAACACATTACAGAATATTTAAAAGTTCTCATATCAAATAACTTTGTTATATCATCACGAAACAACATATCACAATCCATAAAAATAGACCAACCCCTATAGCCACTCAAATACGGTACCATAAATCTACTAAAGGCAAAATCAGTTGACTGATTAGGTTGTTTTTCTCTTGTAAAACCTGGTATATTACCTAAACATAATGGTGTAATAGATACAGGAGTTGTAGTATGTTTTCTTATGCTTTCTGATAAAGTATGAAAGGCAACCTTTTCTCCTTCATCAAATCCTATAAAAACATTAATCATAGATTGTCAATCCTATTTTACCACTTGCGTTCATAATTTGGTGGACGACATCTGTTTTCATTTGAAAAACTTTACCTGCTTTAATTGTTTCTTTATGTGTCATATAATCTAATTCTGATTTTCTGTATATATGAATATTAGGTCTTATATCACCTATGTACCATTCAATATCAACATCATCATTAGGAAACATCATAATAGCTTCTTGTCTATTATTGTCAATCAATAAAGGGTGTTCATCTAGTACCATATATCTAATCTTTAGTTCTCTACCTGGTCCTACAAAATTCTCTAGTTGAGGTTTTATATGGTCATACATTTCTTGTTGTGCATTGTGAAAAGTAAATGCACCTTTTAACTCGTGGTCTATTAATATGTTTGGTATTTTTTCTATTTCTTCTTTTGATAAGAACAAACTTTTTGGTATATCTAAATCAAAAGGTATAACATAAGACGGACCTTGAACACGCTCTTGATACATATTCATTGTAGCGTCTGTAGCCAATCCTGGATTTATTTGAGGTCCTTTTAGAGAAGTAAACCTATGTTTTTTTGGTATTGGATTTATTCTTTCATCATCACTCATACTCTAGCCTCCGGACTTTTCATTAATTTTTTTCTTTTTGGTCCTTTTATGTGGTCATACACAGGTCCTAATATAGACCTTGCCTGTACGTGGCCACCTCGACCATCACCTATACTTTTATTTATGACACCTTTTTTCTCGTATCTTTTTCTTACCAAGTCCCATATATAACTATCGTGTTGTTCTTTTTCTTTATATATTAAGTCTTCATTATACATATTTTGCATTTCTATACCATAACTTTTTGTTTCGGGGTGCCTCATATTAAAGTATAAAAAACCACATTCACTATATTGTTTTTCACCTCTACCTAGATAAGTCATCATAGCATTTTCATTATGTATATATTTTTTAATCCAATCTGCGTCTATTCTTTTATAAAATACACTATCTGCGTCTATACAAATTAAACCATCATAATCTTCATTTGTAATTATTTCATTTGTATATGAATATACTTTATAACTAAATCTTACACCGTCTTTTAAGAAACCAGTTCTAGGGTCATCTGATACTGGTCTATGTTTGTTTCTATTAATAAACTCTTCACATTCTGGTACTTCATCAAAAATACTTCTTACAATTATATTAGTATGAGGTATGTCATTTAAGTCTTCACTATATACAATCAACTCAAAAGGCCAATTATAAGATTCAAAAAACTTATAACCATATTGTTTATATAGTTTTTTATTTAATGTGGTAACTACTGCTACGTTCATTGTATTACACCTAAATGTTCTAATGGTTTTCCTTTAATTATTTCTTCTACACTCCATTGTGTGTATGCTAATTTATTTAGTAAATTTTGTCTATCACCTAATCTAGGATTTTCAACCTCTTCTATATCGTGTGATGAAATACCATATAAAAAATTATATGGACTAGGTGTAATAACAGGAACACCATACATCAAAGCGTCAATAGAAGCACCACTAGTATAAGATACAGCACAATGAGCATTTGATAAATCTTTTTCTAAACTATCTACACTAAAGCTTACTTTATCTATTTTATACATCAAGTCAAACATTTCAGTAATACTTGACTTTGATAATGGGTGGTTTCTAATAACTATTTTTCTATCTGTTACCTTTTTTAAATGCTTTACCGTTGTCATAACCCATTGTAGAATATCTAAGCCTAATAAAGAAGCGTCTGAAGGATTTTGACAAAACAATAATACATTTTTATTTTTTGAAGTATCACGCCAAGGTTTTACTTTTAAATTTAATTGTTTCTGTAATATCTTCCATCTTCTATCATCTGACTTCCATTTAAAATCTGCAAGCTTAGGTAAGAAGTGGTCTAAACCAACTCTATAATGTGTATGTTGGTCTGTTAATTGTCTTCCTAAAAGAGGTGTTTCTAATACTACCAATTTATTTGAAGGTATATCTATTGTATTATGACTTCGTTCTATATCATTTTTTATTTTATGTGGTAAATTCTTAATCTTCCATAATTTACTAGAGTGTTTTTTAGTAGAACCAAAAACAACTGCAACATCACAATGTTTATACTCCTCACCATCATATAACTCCCAATTCTTACCAGATTGTACTAAATTCTTTTGTAGTTTTAAGAATATATCTCTCTGGAAATAATTATGACAGGTCTTGAAGTAAATTAATCTCATCTTAAAATAACAGCTTCACTTAATATTTTATTTCGTGGTCTATTTAAATGTAGTTTATAACCTTTATCTTTAAATTCTTTTAATAAATCTTCGTATTGTTTTATACTTGTTTCATTGTCAATAAGTTTTACTTCAAACTCTACAAGAAATGCTTTGAAGTTAACATTGAAATCTAATACTTCTCTACAAAAATCAAACCATACACCCTCAATATCTGCTTTAATTATATCTACTTTACCATCTACATCATTTAAACTTTCTTGTAAAGTAATTGTATCAACTTCAATATAACTAGGAGTTTCACCAAATTGTGGTAAAGGTAATAGTGAATAACATTTTGTCAAGTCTTTAGAGTCATAATAAAACTTCATCTTTTCACCACCTTTAGCATATGCTTTATTATGAAAGGTCATTTTATCTTTATAATTAAAATTAGTTTCAAATAGTTCAACACTATCAGGTGTAGGGTCATAACAATGTATATTTAAATTAGGATTATCTACACACATAGCTTGTTCCCAACCTACATCACGGTGTACACCATAAGATAATACATTTTTACTTTCTTTTACTATTGATTCTGGTAACCAATAGTTTTTATATTGTTTGAAAGATTGAGGTTGTAAATATTTGCCTTCAATCTCTTTCATTCTATTATATAAATCACTCATATACTTTCCAATCTGTTTTAAAGGTTACATAATTTAATTGTATACCTCTTCTTTCTACATTTATTTGTTTGCCTTCTTCCATACCGTGCCATTTATTAGGTCCGTGAAATACATAACCATAGTTGTGCCAAAATGGTACCGTATGTTTTAATTCAAGGTCTTCACTATATAAATCTGTACCTAAACTTACATTTTCACCTGTTTGATTTACATATATTAAACTTGATATTAATTTTTCTGGTATATCACAATGAGGTTTTAAATAAAACCCTTGCGTATCATTTAGTATTTCTAATCTTACGTATGCGTCTTTAAAATTATCTTTATTACCTACTAATCTTGCAAATTCTTTTCTTACAGGTAAACTTTGCATTTCTTTTATGAAATTAAATAAGTTAGGATATTTGTGTCTGTTTTCAATGGTAACATATTCTCTTATCTTATCATTTTGTTTACCAACACCATCTTTATAACCTGACCTTGTACCGTCAAACAATACACCTTCTTTTTCTAATTTTGCATTTCTAATTTCTTCTATTTGAGATTCATTTAGACTTTGGCCAAAAGTATGATACTCCCAAGGCACACTATGAGTTTGTGCATTTCTTAAACTATTTAATAAAGGTTGATGAAACATTTTTATTCTCCGTTAATATACTTATAAGCATAGTCAGTTGTAATCTCACTTAACATAAACTGGTTACCTATCAAAGACCATAACCATCTTTCTCTTAAATCAGAATATAAAGGTTGTTCTATTTTATCTAGGTCATTTAAACTATATGACACTCTATTTGCTGGACTATGTTCACTTGTAAAACTAGGTACACCTGCAATTACGGCTTCACAAGCAGCCATACTATGCCAAGACACCATAGCAAAACAATTTTTTAGTTCAACACTTAAAGGTGTTGAATTTCTTTTACCGTGTTTTCTATTTACGTATTTGTATCTAACCTGAATAGGTCTATCTGTATGTTTTCTTATCTCTGCTTTAATATTTTGTATCCAAGATTTTACTTCAATATCATACCAAGTTGCCGTATGTTCAGACGGTGGTATAACTAATATTGTTTGACCATCTTTTTTCCAGTCTTTCAATGTCATTTGATTCAAGGTATCTTTATCAGTACACATACCTTTTACATATTCAAATCTTTCTCTATGTCTCTCATTAATATCAATCATCTGTACATTATTTTTAATTATTCTATACCAAGGTTGACCAAAACCTGGATGTGGTTGATACTCATTATAGAATAGATAAGGTTGGTCAAAGTAATAATAAGGTACATTATTTGTTTCACAAGCCATTTGAAGTCTTTTAGTACCTCTTATGATACCTTGAAAACAAACCTCAACATCATCATCTATAAACTTGCCATTCCACATTGGCCAATGCTGATTGTAAAATTCTGGTCCTTTAGTCTCTGCAAAATCAAAAAACTTTTGAGTATGACCTTTACCAAACTCTTCAATATATTTTCTAGTACCTCTTTTAGTGTTGAACAGATATAGCATTACCAACCTTCATAATATAATAACTATCAACAATATCTGATATAGGGTTACCTACTTTTTCTGTATCAAATATTTTTTTCAAGTCAATTTTAGTTTCATTCACAAACGCCTCATACATTTTATCTTTATCAGCGTTACCTTTACCTGTTGCACCTTTTTTTACCACACTTGGTACTACCGTTTCATATGGTAAATTTTCTTCTTGTAGTCTATACTTTAATATACCACAATTTTCTGCTATTTGAAATAGACCTTGACCTTTTGAGCCAAAAGAATAGCCTTCTATGTAAATTTTAGGATTGTATGTGTCTTTGATTATATCTAATGTGAAATCAGATATTTGTTTAAACCTCTGAATAGGGTCTGTCCATTCTTTATGTTCATAACCAACAATCGATTCATTCATCATACCTTGCCACTTCTTTTTGTTTGTCAAATAGAAAAACATCAAGCTACCATTATTAATACAAACAGCAGGACTTGTTAAACTATAATCAATTCCAATTATCGTCTTCACCCTCGTATCTACTTTCAACGTCATCTTCTTCATCTACCTCATATCCACAAAATGGACACGTTAAAGGTTGTAAATCAACCTTATCTTCGTCCCATTCTATGGTATATTTAGTCTGACAATTTTGGCAGGTTTTTGGTGATTTCATTATAGTTTGAATTTCTTAAACTGGTCTTTCTTTACATCTTGTTTAATACCACCGATTACATAAGATTCAATCTCTGTTTCCTGTGGAGCGTTTTGAGTTGAACGGCTGTTTAACCAATGTTCTACCCAAGGTAAAGGATTTGTTTTTTGTTCGTATTGAGGTGTTAGGCCTATGCCTTTCATTCGTCTGTTTGCCATATATTCTACAAACTGGTGTAATAGTTTTTCTGATAATCCAATCATACTTCCTTTGGAAAATAGATATGTTGCCCAACGTTTTTCCTCCTGTACAGCCTCATCATACATTTGATAAACTTCTTTTTCACTATCTTTAATTACTTTATTCATTACTTTATCATTTTCATAATCTCTATAATTATTAATAATTCTTTGAGACATTGCTAAGTGTTGTGATTCATCACGAGCAATAAACGAAATAATTTTAGCAGAACCTTCTAGTAATTTTAATTCACCAAAAGCAAAACTACAAGCAAACGATACATAGAATCTTAAGCCTTCTAATATATTTACGGTAATTAATGCTTTCCATAATTTCTTTTTAAGTTCATACATATCAACACTATCTGGTTTTAAATGCCATTTATAACCAGTATTGATTAGGTCATCATAAGTTTCTGTAATAGTTTTTGCTCTTCTTTCAATCTTCTCATCACCAATAATTGTATCAAATACATCACTTGGTTGTGAATATAAATTTTTAATTATGTAAGTATAACTTCTACTATGAATAGTCTCAATAAAATCCCAGGTAACAATACAGCCTTCAATCTCTGGTAAAGAAACAAAAGGTAAAAATGCTAAACAAGGTCCTCTACCTTGAACACTATCTAACATAGTTTGGTATTTTAAGTTAGCAGTAAAGATAAACTTTTGTTGTTCAGATAGTTCAGTATAATCATTTCTATCTTTTTGTAAAGAAACCTCTTCAGGTCTCCAGAAATAACCTAGTTGTTGTTGATTCAATTTATCAAATATAGGATACTTCATATCACTATATTGTTGTACTTGTAAATCTTCACCAAAAAACATTGGTTGTTTTGTAAAGTCTATGCCTTTTTCTGTATTAAATACGCTTCTTCCCATTACTTGTAGTCCTTATCCTTTTTGTCTGCTCTTTGTTTATCTTCATAAAAATAATCATTTGAATCACCAAACGCCCATTTTTCCTCTTGTTCACAAAAGAAATATCTAGTTGAAACCTGAAAGTCTGGTTTCTTCAATTCTTTTGGTGTTAAACTTTGTTCATACCATAACATTCTGTTATTAGGTTGAGCAAAGAATTGGCCATTATCTAACTTGCCAAAATTGTGTTGTTTATGTTCAGATGGTACTTCACTAACGCTAGCGTCTACCATATTAACATCACCGTGGCAAGCGTCAATAGTAAATAAGTATTCACCACCCATTCTACCACCACCTTTTAATATAATTTCTACATCACAATTTTTTAATAGTCTTTTAGACCATATCTGAATATTATTACTAAAACCGTCCCATAACTCTAAAGTTCCTAGAGGTAATTGTTCTTCTTCTTTATACTCTTTTTTCCATAAAAATGCTGATAAAGGAAACTTGTCAAAGCAAGCACCATAATCTGGTAGATATGCTTCAAACATCAAAGCACGACCTTGAACAGATTTTACGGCTATCATTATTGCTTCAACTAATTCGCCGTGTCCTCTTTCTAAATCGTGTAGGTACTCTTTCTTTACCCAACATTTAATATATGGAGTATTTGCTACAAAATTCATAAACTCTCCTTATATTGTACAACTTTCGCAATCTTCTTCCGTTTGCAAAGTTGCCGGTTCCGTCTCTTTTACTTCATCTTTCCATCCTAATGGATGTGATGGTTCGTCTTCGTCTTTCTTACTATCATATGTGTTTTGATAATAAGATGTCTTCCAACCTAGTTTATAAGTTGTTAGTAAGTCGTTAGCCATTACCGAAATAGGTACTTGACCCTCATCAAAATGTTCAGGATTATAAGACCAGTTACCACTAATAGCTTGGTCAAAATACTTTTGCATTACTGCAACGATATTTATATATCCTTCATTCCCTTTCATATCCCATAATAGAGTATAATTGTCTCGTAATTTTTTATATTCTGGTACAATTTGTTTCAGCGTCCCTTTTTTACTCTTTTTAATACTTAAATAATCTCTAGGTGGTTCAATGCCATTTGTAGCATTTGAAACCACGCTAGAGGATTCTGACGGCATTTGAGCTGATAAGGTGCTATGTCGCAGCCCATTCTCTTTGATAGAGGTTCGCAATTGTTCCCATTTCATAGATAGTTTTCGATTAACAATCTCATCTACCTCTTTCTTATAGGTGTCAATTGGTAATATGCCATCGGAATATTTTGTTCTATTAAAGTGTTCGCAAGGACCTTTTTCTTTTGCAACTTCATTACTTGCCTTTAATAGATAATATTGAAACGCCTCTGTTAATTCATCAACTTCTTTCCAGGCAGCCTTGTCTTCATATGATACTTTCAATCTTGCTAGATAATGTGCAAGACCTATGTAACCAATACCTAAACTTCTTCTTGCCTTTGTAGATACCTCGGCAGCCTTAACTGGATATTTTTGATGGTCTATAATTTCATCTAAAGCTCTTACTGCAAGGTCGCATAAACTTTCTAAATCTTCTATATAATTAATTTTACCTACATTAATAGCAGATAGAATACATAATGCAATCTCACCCTCACCATCAATATGTTGAATAGGGTCAGTTGGTAAAGTAATCTCTTGACATAGATTTGACATTGTAATTCTATCTTTGAAAGAAGAGTGGTCATTACAATGGTCTATATTCATAATATAGATACGACCTGTTTCTGCTCTCTCTTTTAAAATATCAAAAAATAATTCTTGAGCACCTACTTTGATTTTTTTAACGCTGGTTTTTCTTTCAGCTTTAATGTATAAGTCATCAAATTCTTTTGTACCCCAAGCTTCGTAGAGTTCTGGTACTTCGTGAGGAGAAAAAAGAGTAATATCTTCGTCATTGATAAACCTTTCATAAAATATTTTTGATAACTGGACAGAATAATCTAATTTTCTAACTCTATTATCTTCCGTACCTTTATTGTTTTTTAAAACAATAATATCTTCTATCTCTTGGTGCCAAATAGGGAAATGAACCGTTGCGCTGCCGCCTCTAACACCGTTTTGAGTGCAACACTTAACCGTTGATTCAAACTTTTTGAGGAATGGTATAACTCCTGTGTGTTGTACCTCACCTCCTCTAATTCTGGCGTTAATGCCTCTGATTCTCCCAGCGTTGATACCAATTCCAGCCCTTTGTGCAACGTAATTACCAATAGCCATATCACTAGAGAAAATACTAGGCAAAGTATCATCAACATCAACCAACACACAACTAGCATACTGGCGAATAGGTGTCCTAACACCTGCCATAACCGGGGTAGGAATGTTGATTTTAAATCTTGAAATAGCGTCATAATATTTTTTAACATAACTCATCCTTTTTTGTTTTGGATAATTTTGAAATAGTGTGGCACTAATCATCATATACATAAATTGAGGTGTTTCAAAAACTTCTCCTGTACTTCTATCTTGTACCAAATATTTGTCTATTACCTGTCTTAATCCTGCATATGTAAAATCATAATCTCTTTCGTGATTAACCCAATTTTCCATACGGTCAAAATCTTTTTTATCATATAGATTTAAAATATTTTTATCATAAACACCTATCTCAACACACTTTTTAACGTGGTCGTATATGTGTGGGTGGTCCCATAGTTTATGAAAAATTTGTTTTCTTAAAGAGAACAACAATAGTCTTGAAGCGACATATTGATAGTTAGGATATTCTAATGAAATTAAATCTGAAGCTGACCTGATTAAAATTTTTTGAATTTCATCTGTTGTAATGCCATTATAAAATTGAAGGCCACTATTCATTTCAACCTGTGATGAAGATACTGCTGATATATCTTCACAAGCATACTCAACCATTTCGTGAATCTTGTCAATATTAAGAGGCTCACTTCCTCGTCCATTTCTTTTTTTCACCGAAATCGTTTGATTATCTACCATTAATATCTCCTAACATTTTTTGTAATTATTTAATTGAGTCAATGCGCTTAACTTTGAATAAGTATTGGTACTTATAATATCATCAACTTCACTTTTTGTCAATCCGGACATAATCATATCGTTTACATCCTTTAGTTGTAAGTCATTTGGCCAAATTACCAAGTTGTAATTCTCTTCTATGACTTTATACATTCTGTTTATTATTTCTTTGTTTCTTGGTTCGTTATCAAATATATAGGTTACATTTTCTGGCGAAACATTTAATTTTAAATCTGCACCACCAGCTGCCAAACAATTATCAACAAACATACTATCAATAGGACCCTCTACAATATAAATGTGTTCTTGTAGATTAATCTTATCAAGACCAAATACTTTTTGTTTATTTTCGTCAAACTTAATTGTCAAATATTTTGGTTGTTCTTTACCAAAAGCACGGCCTTGAAAAGCAAAAGGTTTGCCATCAACACCATAAAAAGGAATAATTAATCTAGGGTGTTCACCTTTTGTATGAGGAAAAGTATTTGGTTTAACCTCGTTTACAAAAGACATAAATTTATCGCATAGATATAATTTATCAAGATACTTGTCAGGTATTAATCTATTTTTAATATATCTTTTCGCCGGGTGTTTATCATCTAGTTCAGATATTTTCTTTAACTTATCAAAATAATCTATTTGTTCAAACTTTGTAGGTTTGAAATCAAATTTAGGTTTAGGCGTGGAGGGCGCCGAGCCTTTATATCTTTCTAGTAAGTATTCTTCATACTTTTTAGGGTCTAAAAATTTTAGAAAATTACCAAGACTTTGGCCTTCGCCACAATTGTGGCATTTAAAAAACATATCATTCTTAACTTGATATAGATATGCTCTAGCCTTGGTTTTGCTTTTTTTAGAATCACCACAATGAGGACATCTAAAGTTAAAAAGGTAATCACCTTTCTTCTTAAATTGGCCTAATCTGGCTGAAATTTCATTTATAAATTTTAAATCAATATAACTCGACATAGCAACACATAATATATATCAATCCTAGCAATAAGTCAATGCTGGATTAGCTCATCATTTGAACAATTGTCTTAAAGTTTGTTGATAGTATCCAACCCATAACAATTGCAGCTCCCATAATTAACCATCTGTATCGTTCTAGTATACCAATTCTTCCGCCAATGTCAAGCTTCAGAGACTTGATTTCTATTAATAGTCTTTTTTCTGTTTGCTGTATTTCTTTTTGAAGTTCTTTATAGACGGTATCTATCTCTAGTTGTCTTTCTCTTAACTTTGTAAAGATTACTTCATCTGTTTGTTCTTGTCTGGATATCTTCTCTTCGTGAACGGCCAACATCTGTTTAATACAGGTAGACACATCTGTTAACTTGTCTATAGCCGTGTCAAGTCTGTTGTGGATTTGATTGACCTGTTCCACATCTTTCTTGAGGCCGGCTATATCTACCAATATGTCTGTTTGTTTTTCGGCCATTTTACTCTTAATTACTTAATGGATTTGTTGACTTTAGTTTAAGTTCTTGTATTTGTAATTTTAAAACTTCTACTTCTTTTAAAAGTATAGCAACTTGTTTTTCGTTTTTCGCAATACCTGAAACATCTGGTCTTTCGTTATCTGATTTTTCAAGTAAAGATATTCTCTCGTTAGATTTTGCTATTTCACCAGTATTCTTTGCTATACCTGATACATCAACATTAGAACCCTCTATTGATGAAAGTCTAGTATTGAATTCTCCCCAAGCGTAAAAACCACCACCAATGGTAGCAATCACACCAATAAGGGCTGCATATGTAGAAAGTTTATCTACTATTCCGTTTTTCATTTTCATTATCCCTCTTTATTGTAATGATTTTAAAGCAGAAATTTCTGCTCGTAAAGTATTTATCTTACTTTCAACCGCTATTAAAGCACTTTTATGTACAGCAATTGGGTCATTGTTTGAATACGCTGCTAATGAGGCGTCTTTGTATATTTGTTGCTGTTGTAAAATATTTATTGTTTGAAAGAGCTCTAGGTTACCATCTGGCATATTACCTCCGTTTAGAGATTTAGTCTGATAAGATGATAAATCTGGCGCCATTTGATTTAGAGCTTTAGATATAATATATGAAGTAGCCGCAATTTGTTGGTCTACTCTTTTAATTTTAGCTGTAATTCTTTCTATAATCTTTTGTACTTTTTTACCTATGCTGTCAATGTCGGCAGAGGTAACCTTCCTGTTCTTGATAGATACGTTTGTCTTGCTTTCCACAACTTCGCTAGGACTCTCCTTCTCCTTCTGTCCTTCTGTTTCCTTATCCTCAGCCATTTCTGATTTAGAAGATATAGGTTTATTCTCTTGTCTTTCCGGTTCTGTTGTCTCTTCATTTGCCTCCAGAGTATTCTCTGTTTCAACGGCCTCATCTGTACGTTCAGTTTCAGTAGCATTAGTATCCTCTTCGTTTCTGATATTAGTTGGTTTATTTTCTATTATCTCTGTTGGACTTTCTTCTACTAATTCCTCTTCATTTGGTGCCTCCTCTATTGTAGGTTCTTCCATTGGTTCGTCTCTCATTGTAGGTGGTAAACTTGTCATCATATCTTCATTAGGTGGGGTCATAACAACTGCTTCGTCATAATTTTCAAATTCGTCTATTGCTTCAGGTTCAGGTCTTCTTAATATAATTGTATTTTCATCAGCATACTCAATCATATTAGGATTGGTCTCTATAAAATCATTCATTTCATCATCTGTCAAATAGATATCTTCGTCACCTGGCATTAACATATCACCTGTAATAGGTGGTAAATCTGAAGGCATAGGCATTAATTCTACATCCATATCCATCATATTCATATCATTAGGACCAACTCCGACAGGCACAGGCATAATCATAACATCCATTAACTCTTCTACCATCTGATTACCTAATTCTTCGTAAAATTCTGTTGGTGTTATATCTTCTACTATTAATTCTTGCTGAAAATCCTGTACTAAACCATTTGTTTCTAACATATCGTTAAATGTTTCTATAACAAAAGTATCTAAAGGCATATATTCAAATTCACCTATATCTGTTTCAACTAAAACTTCAAAATCTACAAGCTGACCTGTATTGAAATCATCTGGTAAAAAAGTACCATTTGTTTCTTGGAAATCTTCTAGGGCTGTCTCTACATTTTGGTCAATTGATTCAAATAAATCCATACCTGTTGAGTCATCTGTAAAATCTAATGCCTCATTTAAATCTGTACCAGCAGTTGTACAAGTACCTAATTGTTGACAACTTGTAGTTTGTCCTAGAGTTGTAATAGATAGTTGAACATTATCTACATCTGGACCTCTATGATAATTGTCTGTACTTGTACCATCACCTTGGTTATAAAGTTCAGTTCTTATAGTGAAGTCTGTTTGTGTGTTAGGGTTTTGAGTATAAACATTTGTATAGTTTTCAAAATTACCACCGTTAAATGCTCTATTAGGGTCGTGGTCGTTTATAGTTCTTGTTTGTGTAGTTACCGTACCATCAGCGGCCGTGATAGTTTGTTTTAATGTTAATGTGTTTTCAATATTATTCCAAAACCAAACATCTGCTGATTGTGTTGAAGTAAAACCTTCATTAATTTGTGATTGTGTTAAGTGGCCATCGCCAACTAAAGCGCTATCTTGAAAAACATTATCTTCGGTATGTCCTTCAAATGCTAATACACCACCTGTGTTATCTGCACCTGCTGGATATGTAAACCCAAAATTTCCGTGTGTGTGAATACCATCTGAACCGGTTGTAGACCAATCAGTTGAAGTGGTAACTTCATTAGGGTCTGTGCCTGTTCCGAATGTTGAGTTTGTAAGAATATTACCTGTTACCGTGATACAGGTTCGGTCACCAAGAGAATTGGTGGTACACGTTGTATTCGCCTTACTTGTACTTTTTATCGGTAAAGTCGTAAGGGTTAAGAGTAAGACCAAACTTATAAATTTTAAAACACGCATATGCTACAATAAAACTCCAAATAAGCCAGCTAATAGTACCGTAATCCATATTGATTTTCCTATTTCTGTGGGTTTATCGTTGAAGGCTTTTTTTTTTCTTTATCTATAGCCTTGTCAACTTCTTTCCACTCTTCATTAGATTTTTCATCTTCTAATTTTTTTAATTTCTTTTGTACTTTTTCAAGTTCTTCAATTCTCAATTTTTCAAGTCTCTTAGCTTCTTTTTTATTTGCTTTTTCTATTACTTTTAAATCTGCTACGTACCTATCAAAATCAGGTCTCAACTTATCATATTTTTTCCATTGTTGAGTTGCAGCTTGACCAATTTTACCTTCAAACGGACAAGGTGTACCTGATTGTTCCATTGCATAGAACACTCTAGGATCCTGACATAAGATTGAAACGGCAGCGACTTTCATACCAAGGTCATTTAATACCTTTGATAATTTTATTCTTTCACAATTCTCGTCTGTTCTATATGTACCACCTGAAACACCTAATCCAAATGTTGATATACCACCAGACATACCTACAACGCAAAGGTCTTGCGACATTGCTGACATAGATGGTGCTGATGATTGAGAGGTAACTCTCGTATCGCCAGTATATGAATTATTGTTAGTTGTGGCTGTTGTATTACTAGAAGAACCGGACTGATAAGTCGTAGTTGATTCTTGCGAGTAACCGCCAGAAATGGTTGTGTTAGAACCTGATGTGTTTGTTTGTGCGTTAGTCGTAGCCCCGTTAGAGGTAGTGTCAGCCCAAGCGACTTGTAGTGTTGTAAGTCCCATAACAAAGAATAACATAAGACTAATTAATAGTCTATTCATTTATTCTTTATCCTTTTATCAAGTGATTTATTTACTCACTTAATATTATTTATAATATATTTTACTCTAAAATCAATTTCTTAATACTTTTTTCACCAATATAAATTTCCGTCTCTGCTTTAGACTTGATACATTTATATTGTATAGAACCTTTATCCTTTAGTTGCCTCTCTGCTATACGCTTACCTTTCAAGCAAGCGCTCATAGACGGTTGGATTCTGTGCTCCTTTATCTCGTGGTTCACAAACATTAATAAAGCAATTACCGTCTCAACCATTAGTGTCCCCCATTAGCAAATTCTCTTTGCCTGTCCTTTAGTTTTTCAATGTCCTGCGACATTTTTTCTACTTGTTTCTGTAAGAATTCTATGTTAACTTTGTTTGTCATATTCTGCTCAAGGTTTTTTTCTACCTTTTCCATAGACTTGTACAAATCCTCAATTAACATAAATTGTTCCGAATCGGCAGGTAAACTACCCATTTCACCTCTAGGCCATTTGATTCTAAACTCTGTATTTTTCTCTAAATCACTCGTCATCAAAGTAAGTTTTGTGCCGTGTTGATTTAATTTTTCTGTTATACCAAAATAACTCCATACTCCGATAGCGACAGCCCCGATTATGGCAAGCATATTCCTGACCGGCATTGAAATTGCCGTGTTGTCTGATATGTCTAATCTTTTATTACTCATTCACCTCCTTTGGTTCATAGTATTCTTTATATTGTTCTAACAAATCGTTAGTATGTTTTAAGTGTGCTCTTATTTGAGCAAAGTTTTTTGCAATTAATTGAAAGTCTTTATCACTTAAACCAAAGATTACCGGGTCAATTCCTTGTTCTTTCATCTTTTTAAATACTTCGTCTGCATTATCTGAAGTAATGATAATCCATTTTAACTTTTCTAGTTCAGGCATAGTAGGTTTAACTAAATCTAGTTTTTGTCTAGGTACTTCTTCTTTGAAGATACTTAATTTTTTAACGCCTGAACAGCCAGTTAAAAACAAAATTACTAAAATAC